TCTGGAAAAAATCGCTTGCTTTGGTAACAACACCTAAAGTTCCAAGAACTGCTCCAAGAGCTTTTACCTTCTCTCCGGTTCCATCCAGAAGGCCTCCAATTTCTTTCAGCCCGCCTTCCAAACCGCCATTTTTAAACGCAGATCCAAGCTTTTCAACCCACTGAATTGCTTTTTCAATGTACTTTCCATCAGCCAACTTTTTATTGGCGTCACTTATTTCGGATGTAATATTCTTTACAAATTCTTTGAGTTTTCCCTTTGCCTGTTCAAACGCGGTTATTCCAATACCTTCAATTCCAGACTTAAGCTCATCAACAGCACCTTTCAGATTATCCGCTTTGATGCTTGCCATCGTCTCTGCTGCTCCAGATGCATTGTTGATCGCATCAGAAAGCTTATTGAAATCCTCATCACTTGCATTGACAATCGCTAAAAGCCCAGACATTGCCTCCTGCCCACCAAGCATAGCCGCATAAGATGCTTTTTCATCCTCAGTCAACCCTTGCATACCTTTTCGCATATCTTTCATAATTTGGGCAAAGGAATTCATATTTCCGTTAGCATCAGTAAGGCTAAGGCCTAATGCAGACATTGCCATGCTAGATTCTTCCGTCGGTTTTGCCATACGTGTAATCGTGGCGCGAAGTGCCGTACCTGCGGCGCTTCCTTTGATAGAACTATTCGCCATTATAGAAGTCGCAAGAGCTATATCCTGAATCGAGTAACCCATTGCGCCCGCTACAGAGCCGACATATTTGAAGGTTTCGCCCATCAAATCGACATTCGTGTTCGCATTGGCAGAAGCGGTCGCCAATACATCGGCGAATTCTCCGCTGTCTTTGGCCTGTTTTCCGAATGCAGTCAATGCATCCGTAACGATATCGGATGTCCTCGCCAGATCACCGCCAGATGCAATAGTCAAATTAATAACGCCATCCATACCGGATAGCATTTCATCCGCCTTCCAGCCCGCCATCGACATATATTCCATCGCAGAAGCTATCTGACTGGATGTGTACTTTGTGGAAGCACCTAGCTGTTTTGCTTTGTCTGACAATTTATCAAAATCTGACCCTGTAGCCCCAGAGAGGGCTGCAACGGAAGACATTGTACTTTCGAAGCTCATACCTGCGCTTACCGCGTTTGTTGTTACGCTTTTAAGCGCACTTCCAACTGCTGTAACTGCTTTTCCACCAATTGCCGCCATTGCGCCGAATCCAAGTCCACTGGATATGGTACTGCGTAGCCGTTCTGCTGTATCGCTGCACGATTTCATCGTCGAAGAGAAATTGCTGTCTACCGCTGATAGAACCGCTTTTACGCTATAAGATTCTGCCGTTTTCACCATCTCCTTTCTTGATCAACTTCGAAAGTCCAGCAAAACGAGGATCTGTCTTTTTTGTTCTCTTTTTTTTCAAATTTTCAAGTTCCCGCTCATAATCGAAGAATTTCTGGAACTTTTTATAGACTGGAACTGTCTTTTTGCCTGTTTTTCGTTCTGCACGCACAGCAAAATCAAGATATGCCTGCCTGTGTGCTTCGAAATTTCGGTCAAACATTTTCAGTTCCAGCGCCTCCATCATGACATTATACTGAGCTACTGTCAGCCGATCCACCTGTTCGAATGATGTAAAATTGAAGTACCGAAAGCAATTCACCGCAACATCATGATAAATTTTTTCGAAATCTACTGTTTCTTCTCGTCCTGAGCCTTCTTCTGAAATTCCTCCAACGCTTTCTTCAAAGCTTCCTGGCGTTCTTTCTCCGCTGCCACTGCTTTCTCGATTTCCGCGACGGTTTTCTTCGTAGCATTGGCTGTCCTTAAGAAACCCAGTGTGTCCTCGAAAAGTTTATCAATGTCTGTTTCCGGATCATCAATATAATCATCCAGCAGTTCTTTTGTAACTCTCGGAGTCTGCCCCTGATTTGCTGCATCTAGCAGATCTACAAGCGGCTCCACCTCTCCATCCATGACGCTGCCGATCATATATTTCAGACCAATTCCTTTGCTGACATCTTTTAAATTGTCAACTGGCACCTGAATTTTTTTGTTTACATCGCGAAGGAATCCCATGCCAAAATTAAACTGATACACCTGTCCATTGATTGTAAGTTCCATATCGTTTTTCTCCTTTACTATTCAAAAAGAGGACGATTTCTCGCCCTCAGCATTTTTACGCTCCTGTTTTTGTCGTATCTGTAAATACGTAAGCTGCTATTTCCTGCTGCGCGGTCGTTACGGTTACATCACCTTTCTGACCGGTTCCATTGACACCAAAGGTAAGAGACACCTCCACCATATCTTCGGCGTTTGAAGTCTTTTCTACCTCCGTCACATAGCCCTGGAAGTATTTTCCCTTGAATTTATTGCTTCCGCTGGATGCTGGTTCATCCAGATTTGCTTCCCAGATCTCGACCAGTTCATCATTGATCATGGCATCTTCAAGAGAGTCGATCAGTGTGTCGCCCTTGGCAAGAATACTGGTTGCCGTAATCTCAACCTCGGCTGCTCCCGGGGTTCGAATCGTGCCGTCCTTGGTCTCTGTGGTATCTGCATCCTTGCTTGTCGTTCTTCCGTTTTCTGTAGTAAAGGCTAATGCTGTAGCTGCATTTTTAGCCGCGTCTTTCTTGAGACGGTACAGATAGACGATCTTTTTGCCACGGATCGCATCTGCAAATAACTGCAAATCAATTGTTTTTCTCATGCTGTTCTCCTAACTGAATAAAAAAGTCACTTCCACGATGCCGTGAAGAAGTGGCTGATTGGTAGTTGTGTCCGGCAATATTCTCTGATTCAAGTCCTGCACGGACCAGGAGAAGCTGCCGGTATGTTCCAGTTGTCTGCAAATCTGCTTGATCTGCAGAAGCATCTGTGAAACTGTGCCGCGCTGCCGCGGATTGTCGTGCCAAACGTGGATTGTCTGGCTTACGTTGCCGAACACAGCCGTTTTATTGGCTTTATCGGTTAAATCGCTGTCCGCCAGATAGATAAACGGGTATGGCGTACCTTCCGGCGGTAAAAACGTGTCATACACACTGTCTGGATACTGTTTTTTTAATTCCAGAAGCAACGCACTGAATAATTCCTGCTGTGGGTCCATGATGTCACCTCGTAAGCTTTTTCAAATCGGATTTGAACTGTTCTTTCTGAATCGCATAAGAAGGATATACAAACGGCTGCGCTTCCATACATCTCGTACCATGTTCGAGGTATGGGCTATATTCCGTTGTTGGTCCGGCTTCGGCAGTCATTCCTCCATCTTTGATGCTCATCCCGATACTTCTTTTTGTTGTTCCGGTCTGATAACCCTTCTTGAAATTTGCTTTTCTCTGCATTTTTTCTTG